TCAAAGGAAAATTCTCACGACCAGCGAAGATCGATACTCCACTGCTATTCAATACTCCATGCCACGTATCTCCTTCATTAACCGAATTAAAATGTGAACAGATTATATCTGGAATCAGTTTGCTTTGTTTGAATATGTATTTTTCTGCGTCATAAGAAAAACCTATCGTTCCACTTACTGTATTTTTGTACGAAAACAAATTAGTCTCTTCACCACTCAGCTCAATCTTACCCACTCTCTTAATCATCTTGGCAACGCCGTTTTCTAGTTTGACTTCGTCATAGATATCATCGGTGAGCTTGTAGATATTAAGACCACTTGGGATTGTGAACTGTTGACTCTCGAACTCAACAAAGTCGGTATTCTCGCCATTAGGTACAAGCGTTGCCCTCATACGGAGATTTTTATATGAGTAAAACGCTCTCTTGTTCTCGATATGATATGGTATCCAGATGTATGGTGTATACATATCGGACTTCGAATTATTCACGGTATTGGTGAATTCTTTAATATTACCAGCGGTGATATCTGCTTCTCTAATATATTCAGAGTTCGAGGCCGTGCTACTTGACTGAATTGTATAAACACACAAAAATGTTGCATTAGGTTCAACTTTCCGTACGCTACCACTAATAATCTCAACCTTAATCTTATAGCTGCCAGCTGGAACATAGCTTTTAGAGCTAAACACGTTCGTTAGACTAAATCCATTAGTTGGCGTTCCATTAAGCTCAAATGAGCCATCACTATAAGTCTCAATGCTCACGCCATTGATAGTTCTCTTGCCGAACCTAGTATCGAAGAGGTTTTTACCTTGAATATAAAATGTCATATCATTTACGCCATTGATAGACTGTGGCAACTGTGGTCTCGGACTAGCTAAGCCTGTGCTGTATGGCGAATACTCTGGGAGATTATTCTCGTCGTAGTTGCCTTGAAAAAGAGCATAGCTATTATAGATGGTTACAGGCTCAGAAAAACTAGCTCTCGTAGCAACTTGAAGCTTCATAACGTATCTATTGTATTTTGTTTTATCCACTCTAAAATTAAAGGTTTTTGAACTGATAGCGTTAATCTCGTCGTCCCCAGAGCCATCAGCTTTATAAGCTACTATCGCTGGATAGAGCTTATGTCCATAGGTATTATATTGCACGACGGTGTAATCGGTTTTATCGGACAGGATAGCAGTAATGTCTCGAGACAACATGGTATTCCAGTCTGTCGTAGGCATCCCAGTGAATTTTAATACTCCATTCACATTCTCTAGTTTTAATCCGTTTTTACTTACGGGTAATCCAGAGAATTCATCGAATAAATTATTATAACCACCTGTATATGGTTCGTAATCAGTAGCGGTATCGCCAACCTCAAGCTGTGCTTTAACCATATCATTCAGATTAGAACCATTAGCTGCCGCAATATACAAATATCCAGCGACAATTGGTTGCGTTGTGGTAAAAGTGTTAGAAATAGAGGTTGAGGTCATATTAGCAATAATCTCAGAAAAAGAGTTATCAGCTAACCTGTATTTGAAGATAATCCTGTGCGTTCGTGGATGGTCGATTGAGAATGTATATTTGCCGGCAGGAAGCGGAGCTGGAAAATAGAGAAGCGTTGTAATATCTCCCCAACTGTCGGTTATCTTACCAGAGTACTTGACCAAGCCATCATCTGATACTGTCGAGGACAAGCCATTGCTAATGGTTGAATTGGTGGAGAGTTTTAGAAGGTTCTTGCCGGTGTATTTAGCCTGCTCGGTATTCCCATAAATACTCATGCTCAGCACCTTGGTGGCGGAGGAATTAAGCTTTAGGTTCGTGCCTTTATCGCTCTCGGCAGAGAAAGCATTAAAAATGTCAGAGATGAGCGTGTTCTGATCAGATTGCTCTTTTGCGACATTAGCAAATTGAGCGTCAGATGATAACTTATTAGTGGCAACGGTAGAATTTAATAATGAAATATTCGTTGAATTTGTATTTGCTTTTTGTGTCGTGCTCTTTAAGTTCTCAGTATTGGCTTCGACCCTATTTAACAGCTTATTAACTTCAGTATCAATTTTCTTGTCTACCGTTCCGATTCTATTAGCTACTGTAGTAGCAAAATTTGGATCATCACCTAGTGCTTTAGACAATTCTTCTAATGTATCTAAAGTCTCAGGAGCTGAATTCACAACCTCTGCAACTTTGGCGTCAAGCTGTGCTTTTGTCACTAAATGATTGTCTTGAGTGGCATTTTCTGCAGTAATATGTCCGTTCACCACTAGCTCTCCACGAATTGGATGAGTCACACCAGCAGTAATAGGTAAAGCCTCAACATCATCAGCGGTTATTCGCATATCGTGCGACAGGAACTTGTCGTTAATTCTACGAGTTTTTGGAACATAATTATCAGTAACTTCATGCACATCATTAGTCAATGCTGTCATCTGATTATTTACACTTGAGATGTTGGCGTTGAGAGATGCTAAGTTATTGCTATGCGAACTAATGGCACTTTCATTATTACTAATCCTAGCCTCATGATCGTTTAGTGAATTACGGAGATTATTATCGGTTTCTTCTCGAGTTCTGACTTCATTATTGAATACATCAAGCGTTGCTAACTCAATATCTCCGTCGCCATCAAGATTAGCCCCATTAATAGTTTTCAAATGGATATCTCCAGTTTTGCCATTGATGGAAACATTACTACCACCAACACCAGAATTATCATTTAGCACTACTTCTAACCGACCAGCTGGTAAGTCATCGTAATTAAGAGTAATTTCACCACTCTGTAATATGTATCAATTTGAATATGCTACACCATTCATCAATATATATGAAACTTGAGAAGATTCGATATTGAGAGGTAAAATATAGATTCGTCTAGCCCCATCCATATCAGCAACAAAAACACGTCTAGTTTTAATTGCTGGAACTGCACCACCATCGATGGTTTGCCCATTACTTAGTGTAGTCTCTAAACGATTTGCGTCTGTTATCTTAACATCAACAACACTATCACCTTTTTCTCCAGTAGCACCACGATCGTTAGAATTGACTGACACATGAATAATTTGAGAATTATTATCTTCAACCGAATGAATCACGTTCATAGGTTATCTCCTGCTTGTTTATTATTCGCGCCACCGATAACTTCAAAAGAACCGAGAAAAACTCTTCTGGCATTTGATGAGCCATCTGAATCAGTCTCAACAATGTCGCAGAAATAAGTTTTATTTGCGTCTAGATAGGTATCTTTTTCTGTAAGATTAAAGACTACTCGATTTGGCTCGCTTGAATCAATTACACCTCTAACTTTGAATAGCGCAGAGGTGTCTCCTTTGTCCAGATCCCATTGATTCTTCTTAGCTGTTAAATATAGAACTTTATCAGCTTTAGTGATTGGTTTGCAATTTTCGTCAGTAAAAAGAATCACGACTCTTTCAACGCAGCCACGGTCCAATGGATTCATTCGTACTACACGAAGTCCATTCATTATTTTTTATCCTCTTTCTTTTTGATTTTAGGAGAAAGTCCGTCTAAAAAAGAGATCTCAAAAACATCAATACTTTTGTCTGATTCTTCTTTTTTGTTTTCTTTTTCTTTTTTCTCAGACTTAGCAAGGTAATCCTGTAAAAAGTTCATATGGCTCTTAATATCAGCAGCCATTTCAATGAGTTTGTCTTTTTTCGACTGATCTTCTTCAAGCTCGATCAGTGTATAGTAATTCGATAAGATATCAACGAGATCTCGCAAGATCCATTTTGCTTTATCTCGAGATGTTGGATGTTCAAAAGAATCCATTTGATTCCTATCACATCGCCATTATGGTTATTATAACACATGAATTATGAAAATAGGGATATAGACACAAAATATTACGTGGAGTAGAATAAGTGCATAGGTTACATTAATAATACTTAATGAGTTAAGAGGAAGAACATGGCAAGTAGGAGAGATTTTGCCGCACTTAGGATAATTAGTGCCACTAAAAGAAAGGCAGAACGTGATAGAGAGGATGTCCTATTTGAATTATCTGGTGGTGATGACTATTTTGAAAACGCAATAAGGGCAATTAAAAATTCTGGCGAAACAACGATTATATGCATGATGATAATAGTAGTCGTCCTAGTAGCACTCTTTCTATTTGCTATTCTGAATCCCAATATAAATTCCAGCTTTGATTCTCTTGTTAAGCTGCTCAGCAATATAGCTACACCTTTCATTATATTTGGACTACCCAATATATTTTTTTCGTACAAAGTAAAGACATTATCTATCACACCAGTAGCTATACTTACTTTTACTATTTTCTCTTTAATCCTAAATCTTTTATGTTTTTTCTCGATCGTTACAATTATCGCATCGGTTTTTAATATTATTGCCCTAACAAAATACTCTGCTTATAAAGAATGGTTTTATAGTATTGATGTTAATTATTATAGGGAGAAAGCCAATGCCAATAAAATTAAAAGACAATAACAGTGCCCATAAAATAACTACGTCTAAGATTAGATTAAGAGATCCCGAAGAAGATCTTTATGAAGATGACCATGAAGAACCAAGATATCGTTACGTAGAAAGAGATAATTCTTACTTAGTAGCAAAAATTGTAATGGCAGTAATCGGCGCAATTCTCTTACTATTTATTGTTTATTATGCTGGGCACGAGAGCGGATATATTGACGGCAAAAACTCTAATAGATATTCGAATTCTCATTATTCTTATTAGTGGCAGATCTAAAAAGAGCCATCTAGCAAATGGCTCTTTTTTCTTATCCTTCTGCATTTGCCCTAGCAAAGTTCTGAATAACCTGCCTTGCAGCTGCAAGTTTTCGCTTCTTGACTGCTTCGCTCTCTCCCCACTGTGGAATGTAAGCTCTACGGATTGATTCTCGCTCTTTCTCGCTGATTTGTGCACCAGATTGTAAATAACCTAAAGCAGATTCAAGTGCCTCTGCTGAGCTTTTATACTCATTTCCACCGATATTCATCAGACCACCTAAGATTGGAACATCTGCTACCGCTGAACCAATATTAGCTTGCTGACCTTCTAGGTTATTAAGAAGATTCATAGCTACATTAGCCTTCTTTTGCGAATCTGTTAATTTGGTAGCTTTAGCTTGAGGATTAAATATAGCCTGCTGTGTTTTATAGATATTCATCATGTCCCCATATAGTCCAGCCAGCTTAGAGTATGAAACAGCATCTCCAGCATTAAGTGCAAGCTGCATTGCATCGCCGATTTTCGTTAATTGCTCAGTAATTGGACTATTATCAATGCGAGATTGTTGAGACGCGTGGTTCATATTATTTCCAACCAGATCTTGAGAATTATAATCAGATATATTATCATTAGCGTTCGCTCGCATTACATTTTGTACTTTATATGCATTCTCATTGCCAACACCACGCCCAATCATATTCAATGCGGTCTGTGGGATTACCTCTCTACCAAGTAGTAAAGATGAGAGATTAGTAATCTTATTGTCTGGGTTTTTTGGTTGTTTTGAAGTAGTGGTAGACGGGTTGGTTGGATTACTCCTAGTGTCTACTTGGTCAGCCATGTAATTATAGGCTTTCGCTCTTACGCGGTCTGCTATATTAGAACTTGCAATATCACCTAATAACTTGCCGAGAACTGGAGTTTTAGAGATCATACCGGCAATCCTGCGACCTTCATTAGCTGCGTCTCCGACACGCTGACCATAAGTTCCATAATTCATATATTGATTATCAATGACTTTACCCATATTAACGAATGGCGCAACCGTGCTTCGCAACTCTCCAACATCGCCAGATTTCATGATTGTGTTGTCGACATAGTTCGCCCACTTCTCATTCTTAGGTGCTAAACTCTTAAGCTCACTCGCTACTTCTGATGTAAGCACTCCTTCAATATTTGCTCCGCCATATAGCCGATCTTTGAGAACCTCTGTAATAGAATCCAATACTTTAGCTTTATCGCCTCGCTCTGGGGTGGTTAAACGGTAATTATTACCAGACTTGCCCTTTAGTTCTGCCGAACGCTTTTCGAGCGCCTTGATAGTGTCAAAGACATCCTCTGGCTGGTCTAAACCAGTGATTGAGCCCTCTCGTCTTGATGGTAATCGGTTAAGTTGTGCATCAATCGAAGCACGAATAGCCTTCTCATCTGAAGTACCAGAGAGACCGTTCAAAGCGATTTGCTCATCAATAATTTTGTTAATATCTGAACTAGTGTCGACTGGCTTAGCTGTAGGTACTAGCTTTTGAGTAAGCTTGGTCACTTTGCCATTCGCTCCAGTAATATTATTAATAATATTCTCGACTTCAGCAGGCTTGACAAATCCAGCGTCAGCGACTCTTTGGACGTTTTCTAGTGCATTAGCAGAACGTGCCATTGGCTTATCAATAGTTCCATACTGATCGAGTAGTGCCTGAGCAGCTTTAAGACGTAATTGTCCAGTGGCAGATGTTTTACTATTGATATTTTGGTTATTTTGTGTCATACTCGTGGTACGAGTTCCTAGCGGTGCGTCGGTTAAACCAGGACGCTGGTCGACTAAGGGGATGTTGGGGTCATTCGAATTCGTGGCTCCATTATAGACAACGCCTCGCCCTTGATTAGCCGCTAGGGGCGAACCAAGAAGACCGTCGTGGTCTATTTTTTCTTGTCTCATCCTATTAACTGCACTTTTATCTCTTGGTTCGATGCTTTTAAGACTAGTGCCTCCGTCTGGAGCTTCATTGATAACTACTCCACTGTATTTTTTATCGGAATATGGAGCAGTAATGACTTGATTAGAGCCTTTCCCCATAAAAGCTTCAGCGTCATTATTTGTTAGTGCATTAAAGGCAATATTCGCAACTTCTTTCGGAGTCAATCCTTCTTGGACTCTATTGCCCAAATTATTATTAACAGCATTTTTATAAGCAGTAACTTGCCTTTCAGTTAGTGGAGACAATCCATTATTAACTCGTACAGAATTAATATCATTAAATAAATCTTTATTAAGTCTAGTGAATCTAATATTTCCATTAGCGCCAGTTTCCAATGCATCGGTTAGCCGATTAATTGCATCTTTGTTAGTTTGTTTAGTCCAATGATTATCTATACCATCATTAATCATCGACCCAACTTTTGAAATTTGCCCCATTATGCTACCAGAAATACCACCCTGCAAAGCCCCAGAACCAGCTGTTGAAACGGCGTTACCAAGGGCTTGACCGAGGTCCCCACCATTGAGTATAGTAGCCATACCACCACCTACAGCCCCACCAGTAGCTCCCGAGATAGCTCCTCGCACAAAATTACTTTTGCCAGCATTTAGGGCTTTCTGACCAATCGCACCTAGCTGGTTAGCTACTTGTTTTTCAGCCAATTCGCCCATTTTCTTACCAACAAGATCGTTCATCTTGGAGGTCGCAGCACCAGTTACGGCGCCAGTAGCTGCACTTTTTAAAGCGTTACCAAGATCAGCGTCATTGCCTTTTTCTTTGTATTCATTGGCGAGTCCTGAAACAGCTCCTTGAGCGACATTAGCTGCAAGCTTACCTCCGCCTGGGATGAAGTTAGTTAAGGCTGTCGCCGCATCTAATGCTTCGCCTGCCGCCTTACCGTAGTTAATCTGACCTTTAGAGTCTGTACCATAAAGCCAACGCTTAAATGCGTCGGTATCTTTACCTTCATTGTAGCCTTTTCTAGCTTCTTCTCCACCCATTAGGTCCATAGCAGAGGTTATGCCAGTACCAATTGCACCAATTGTACTTTTACCGACATTGATAGCTGAGTCTGTGATACCCTTGCCTAACCCAGCTAAACCCGCTAATAATTCACCCAAACCAAAACTTGGTGTCTTCTGTTGAGCCTGTTTTTTAGATTCTAGAGTAATTGGAGACTCTCTTAAAATGTTCTGTCGACCATAATAGCTATCATCATCCTCAAATCCGCTTCTTCTTCCACCAAAATCAACCATTATCTACCTCCTAATAAACTTTGATAGTGTTTGTATGTTGAACCACCCATAATTTGCCTTCTGGTGTTAGCATCACCTTGTTGCCACCTGTTTAACATATTGTTAAGATACGCTGTTTTTTCTTGCTGTGTCATATCTTCTGCCCAACCACCATAATTCATTGCTGCGTTAGATTTTAAGTAATCTATGAACGAGTTTTGGGCTGGTGCCGCTGCCTTTTGCTTTTGAGCTGCGGCTAGATACTGGTTATAGTTATTCTGAGCTGCAATTTGCGCCCTCTGTAATGCTAGCCTTTGCTGCTCAAGAGCATGTTGTCTATCTTTCTCAACCGCATCATCATATCGACTTATTCCGTACCTTGAAGCCTCGGATGCCAAGTTAGCCAGTTGACTCTCTAAGCTCATCTTATTTTGATTAATTTGTGAAATATAATTCCCTCGGCTCTTGTCGAAGTTTGTTTGGAGTTGAGATTGAGCTGGCGCAAAAGTCTGTGCGTAATATTTACGGTTAGCGATGTTGGCTTGACCACCAAAACTACCACCGTTGCCGGCAGCTGCAAGAGAAGCCGCTTCGGCAGCAGTGTCGCGATTACGTTCTAATGTCTGTTGGTCTAATTGATATTGCTTCTGAAGTGCCTGAAGCCCTTGAGATTCTTGCCCAGCTAATGCATTGATTTGATTTTGAATCGCCTGACGCGCTGGTTCATAACTTCTTGTGACCTCAGCCTGATATTCTGCGAGAGTTTTTGCCATGTGAAATAAATTATTCTCACATCGCCATTGTCTTGATTATATCATGCTTTTTTAAATATTTACGGTAAATAAAATCCAGAAATGTGGAATGTAAACGATTCTGTATGGGTAGTACTATTACCTCCAGAGATCTGCACGCACTGCACTGTGAGCCTGATAGTGTTAGGGTTTATTGATCTTGTAAAAATGTTGTATACGGCATCTGTATGACAGATTTGCATGCAGCCTGGGGTTATTAATCCCAGCGAGTGAGACTGGATATTTACCCTTTGGATTGTGCTAGCATTCGGAACTACTATATCAATATAGTCCTCTCGCCACTTTGCATCGCTAACCGGCATGCCAATGAAGCTAGTGACTGTATGACTTTTTTGAAATGCTTGAGCGAGTGCCGGAAAATCTGAATTAAGAATGAAATTAGCAATCTTAACCATTCTGATCTCCATAGATACGGTAATGGATCTTAGTAATGTCTTGATTAGCTCCATCGGTACGAATAATAAAGTCTTGTGTAGTAATTTTAGCGTAGACAATTCGACTACCCATGCTTGAGAAATTAACCCCATTAGGGTCGTAAATATTAAAGAACTTCTTAACCACACCACTATTATCTTCTTGCCATGCTTCCACCTCTGGGATATAATCCAGCCCGTGATGATATACAATATTCTCACCTGAATTCCAGTTAGTATTGAATACATCAGCTTTTATTAGCTTTGAATAATTAAAATCGGTATTAAAATTGAAGTTAGAGTAACGTATTTTAGGAGGTACTACGTCAACGTTGACATCACTTGGCATTAATCCGAAAAGTCTAGCCTTAACTGGTCGATTGAGACGACCGTAATTGATTAACCTAATAACTCTTTGTGTGGCTTCCGTCTGAAGATTACCAATATTATCCCCAGAGCTGGCAGGAGTGTCGATAGGCATAGAGGTACTCCAATCATCAGTAGTAAATAAACCCATCAGAAGCGGTGCAAAACCTAGACCATGCTCGATTTCGATACCTGTAGATGAGAACGGAACTACTACATCTTTTATATAGACAACATGATCTACTGGATAATCGGTGTTGATGATAAAATTACGTGGATTAACCATTTTTTAATTCGTCCATCACATCAATTCCATCTTTAGTGATCCATAGTCCAACATGCCCATCCTTCGGATGCTGCCCAAGCAAGATGCGCTGGCGATTCCCAGTATCGCTAAGAGTAATGCCATTCTTTTTGTTTGGAAGCTTTCCAATCACAACAGCATTGCCGCCTGCTTGCTTATAGCTTTTAGTTGTGGCTTCAGCATCAAGAGCCATTAAGTCTCGATTGATAAGCTGTAATGCCTGTTGAAGGCTAGCATTTGATGGTATTGGAGTAAATCTGTTCGCCATTATCGGATCCTTTGCGTTTGAACTGTTAATGTATGTGATTTAAAGTTGACTGGCTCGAATGCAGCGTGATGCTGATATCGAATCTGACATCGCTTAAACTCTCCATGGACTTTAGGCGTAGTTGTTAGTTTAGTTTCAACTATCCCTGTATATTCTCTAGCATTGTCCCAAACATAATTCATTTTTACGTTTGTCTTATTCTGAAGATTGATTGAGAAAGCATATTTAACATTGTCCGAATAATCCAAAGCATAACCACATTCTACCGTGTATGGTTTTTGTGTGGTGGCGAATTCTGGTCTCCACTTAGTAATGCGATGTAATTGACTAGGTGATCCAAAATGCTGATATCCTGTATTGATATCAAAATCAATTGCTCCGCCAAGGTCGTTATAATCGTTAGATAAGTCTTCTGCGAGCATAAGCATTCCAATTTTAGAATGTCCGCAAATAAGTCTATTTGAAGTATTTCTTCGTCCAGAGGTAGATGCTACATACGTATTAGTATCAAAGCTCTCCCAGAGCCTTAGATTGAGATTATAAACAAGACAGCTATCATTCTCTCCGCCCTTATTACTAGGATAAAATACATATAGACGGTTATTATAGATATCTACTACGATCTTCTCTTTATCTGGAATAGAGTCATAAACGTTCTGAATAGATGATTCCGTCAGAGATGATTCACTAGCTCCATCGAATATGAAAATTCCTTTATCATTCGCAAAATAAGCGTAATTGGAATCACAAGCCACTGATTCTTGACTAAATGTGCCACCTTGGGCATTAGATTCTTGTTGAGTCCATGTGTCTGCCGTTTGGCTAAACATCTGATACTTGTGATTTCTGGTCTGGACATAGATGACGCCACCGAGCTTAAACATGGCTGTTAACGGGTCTCCGGTCTGAATCGCTGGGAAGTTCTGATAAAAATCACGGTCGAATTTGTCATAAGATTCAATTGGCTTAGATTTCAGGAACGTACCGTATGGGTAAGACCAGAGTGCTTTAGTATCCACCTCCGCGTCAAAATAGATGAGATTATCTTCCTGCCCGTCCATAATATTAGATAGCTTAGCTTTAAGATCAATATTGGTCTGAGCATCAATGGTTGAGATTGTCGAAGTAGACCAATCAGCTGGATCTAATAGATTAACCGATTCTTTACCGTTCACATACCTGATTTTATTCAAATTCTGATTAAACCTAACATTCTTAGTGCCTGCTGGAAGGTCTCTGATCTTGACCACATTGCCATCTACCATTAACCGATAAAGTTCAGATTTATTCTTTGCTATAAATGGGAACAGAATCGTTTTAACGCCATCAATATTAGCCTCAAATACATTTGGAATACTTCCTGCCTCTGCTGTGTAGAGTTGATACATGATATCATCACCTAAAACTGCAAGCTTGAAGCTTCTATTCTCATTATGTTGAAGCCCGATTTTAACCGTGATTTTCTCATTTTGCTTAATTTCAGGGGCGTTAATAAAAGCAAACTCTACTTCTTGCTCTGAGTCACTAGCAGAAGTATCGATGCATGATTTAGTAATCAGTTTATCTTCATTATTATAGACTCTAGCCTCAAAGATGCCATAAGTATCATCAGTAACCAGTATTTTGATTTTTAGTGAGTAAATAATACCGTTGCTAGGAACTACAACGCCAAATTGCTTCTTATCCTTGCTGAACGAATATCCAGAACTTTGGTAGTTCTCTACTAAAACATTCTTCCCAATCGGTTCACAGAGCTTCGTAAAACCTCTTCTTGTTTTATATTCGCCGATCCTCTCGAAGCGAGCATTCTGTGCTAAATACAGCTCTTCTGAAGTCATCGTATCGTTAGGCTTATAGGTTTTGATGCCTTTAGAGAAATTAGTCGTAACTGGTGAACTCTTGGCTGTAGATGTACTTGGGATAGTCCCCACCTTATTAAAACGTGAGCTTGGCATTTTAGCCTCCGTACCTTAGATTAAGCGGTAATCTAGCACGATTCTTGAGTTTCATCTGTCGCATACCATATCTTGTTTTAAGGTTTGTAATAAGAGTTTCTGCTTTATTTTCGTAGATTTGAGCGTAGTCAAAGTTATCTCGTAGCCTTTCTGCTCGAGATAAAGCTAAATAAACCAAAGCTTCACTATATTCATACGGCAAGACCGGTTCGTCATCATCTTCTATCATCTCTGTAGGTTTTGCTAGATAGAGATGCTGAATTGTAAGATTATTCTTCCAGCATTTAGGGTTTTCTGAATTATCTACGAGCTTATAAAAAACCTTGTTGCCGAAGATTGTGTATTTGTTTGGCAATTTTGAATTAAAGAAGTCTTCATAAGGTACATAGTCTAGTTGTCTTTTATTGCCATCTTTATCTACTGCAAAGATCATAAATGTTGACTGATAGTCTCGCGGTAAATCAAGTTCCGTCTCTGATAGAGAAACGTCAAGTTCGTCGACTTTCTCCAAGAACGTATGTTTATCTTCACCTAAGATTTCAAACTGAGATTCGTTCAAAAACTCCTTAATAACATCATCAGAAAACTCCTCATCATTGAGTCTAGTCTTTACTCTTTTTACAAGATTTAGAAATGTGTAGTTCTCCAAAACTGAACCTATCACATCGCCATTTATTTTAGTATATCACAAAAAAGACACCCCTCGGCGAAGTGTCTTTTTCTTTTGTTTTAGTGTTTGTTTTAACCATTACTAAGCGGATACAATAGAAGCAACTGCTTTTTTCTTACCATTTAAGATGAATGAATCGTAGATGAAACGACCAGTAAGGACGTTACCATCGACAAGTTCAGAGTCGGTGATGATACGAGTTTTAACAGCTTGTTTTGCTCCGAGCAGAGCCTTTTTATGCCACATCAAGGCATGAGTTTTAGCTGGGAAGTAGGAGGTTGGAATCTTTACAACTGGAATGCCGTCTAGTTCGCCAACAAAACCTTTACCGAGTAATTTGGTGATATATTCGGAACCGTTAGTACCGGTTACGATATTTTCCTTGATTAATGAGTAAAACGCTGGCGTAACTGCCAAGATACGACCAACAAGGGGAGCTTGAACTTCGTCTAAATATTCACCCATTTTAAGAACATCTGAGTAAGCTTTTCCGGTGGTTGGAGTAATTTTCTGATTAACAGCTGTAGCGCCAGTTGCGACTGTCAAGAGACGGTGCTTATCAATTTCTGGTGCAACCTGTTCTTCGAGTTCCGCCTTCATCACCTTACCGGCACGTTTTGCCAGCGCACCTTGCTTAAAATTACCGTCATCAATGGTGAGTTTGAACGAACGGTCTTTTGTTAATGTGTATGGAGTAATAACGTCCTGAGCTTCTTGGTTGCCACCATAACGGCCACCAGTACTTGTGCGATCGTAATCTTTAAGTGGAACTGTAGTTACAGTATAGACATTAATGGTTTTGACTCCATCGAAGTCATAATCTTTATTGACAAAATCATCAGTGTAAGAACCTTGTGCAAAAGCTTGGTCGAGCTTTTCTGAGTATTTTTGGGCTAAATTAACAGCCATTTTGAATCCTTTCTAATTTATTAATTAGCCAAGGAGTCCATCTAGGAATGGGTCGCTTTCTTCCTTTTCTCCAAATTGTGAAGAATCTGAAGATTGCATAGTAGGTCTTTTGGACACTTGGCGAGCCGCCATTTCTTTTTTAATCTCTTCTTTAAGTTCAGAGCGGATTGAATCAGTTTTAACGGTATTAGCACCAACGATTTTATATACATCATCAAGTGATAATTGACCATTAATCACCAACAATCCTTTAGTCATAATCTGACCATTCTGAGGGTTGATTAACGGGTCACCGTTAGCATCAGTAATTGGCTGAGCTAAGTATTCGACCATCTTCTGCTCTGCTTCAGGAGTGAGTTCTACTGATTGTTTCCATTTATTAGCATCCATTTCCGCTTTCATTGCTCTAATTTCCGCCAAAGCCCTGATGTCAGCTGGAGCGCTTTCGTCAACTGAGTTCCGTGTCATTTCACGCTCGAGTTGAGCTTTTTCTTGGGATTTTTTGTAAAACTCTTTTTCAACATCTCGATACATTTTTGCAACTTTTTTAGCTGCATCTGGATCGTTAAGGTCAATTCCTTTTTTGGTCAAGAAATCAGTAATATCGTCATCAGTTTGCGAATTATTATTATTAGATTCGGCTGAATCAGTTCCTTCTCCTTGATTATTAGATGTTGACTGTTCATCGGTTTCTTCGACTGCTGAAGTATTATTGTCTTCTACGGTTTGCTCGTTAGAGTCCTCGAAGATCATCTCTTCAGTTCCAGTTTCGCCTTCTTCGAACATTGTTTCTCCTTTTTGAGATTAATTGTTTATGTACGGACGGGTTTCGTTTAACCCGTCAGCCCAACTCTTTACACGTATGGCGATGTGGAGACCCTTGTCTCATTAATTTGTAATTAATTAAAGAGTTGAGGTGACGGTCATGCTTATATCAACGATTTTGTCCTATTTCTCCTCCTTCAATTCTTTCTTGGCTTTCTCAATTCCGACCTGAATAAACTGAATTACTAAATCAATCCCGATAGCTCGATCAATCATTCTGGCAATCTCATCTTGTGGAACAACCATGGATGATTCTAGATACGATTGTTTTAAACTAGCTAACTTTCCCATGAGTTTCTTTCCCACCTTAGAATCCCAAAATGTCTTCCATTCAATTGCAGTGATTTTATCTTTCTCTTCTTTATTCTTAGTGTCCATATCCATCTCCTTCCATTTGCTCGCCTGCCATAACTTCTTCTGGGGGCAATTCAATATCTTGTGGAATCGTTTCTTCTCCTTGAGGTAATTGCCCCTGCTGTCCTTGTTCTGGCTGTTCTGGTGATGTGATGATCTGCTCGATCTCTTCCTGTGTTAGATCTGGGAACATCTTCCTAAACATAATCTTCTTTAATACCTGCAGATTGTTAGTCGGATCTTGAATTAGAATCTGATAGGCTTGAGTATAGGCTTCCTGTTCCTCGGAACGCTGTAGTTTGCGTTGAATGTCTAATGTAATCATTGGTGTGTACTCCCCAAGGAATTCTCGAGGATTTACTTCATTAAATGAAACATTCGCGTCACCAAGAGTTCTAACCCACATCTGCTCTGGAGCATATAATTGAATAAGTTTAAGCACGATTTTTGCCTCTTGGAAGAAGAACTCATTAGCAAGTGTTTGTGCTTTCTCTTGAATTCTAGAATCCATTTGTCCAAGCATATTCTTAATTTCGGTAGCGGTGGTACTGCCTGTTGCGCTAGCACCCTTGGAGATGCGACTAATTGCAGATGATTCACGAATCTCATCCTTAATATTGAGACGTTCTTGTGAAATCCCATTAGGAATCGTTGGGGGATTATTCCAAGACATTGCACCTTTTGGTAATAGATGAATCTTGCCCGGAGCTGGATCCATATCATCGATCCATTCGGAAAACTTAGGATCAAGCGTCTTCTCTGGATAAAGAGTATAGAGAAGAGCTTCTAAGTTGAGTTCAGTGAGGTCATTAAGGAGTTCTTGCTGATCGGCAATAATATCGACATCAGAATCGCCGTATGGCAACGATATGTCCGCATAGATACGACCATGAGTAAAAGGTAATAATCCTTCAATCTTTTCGTCTTCTTCGGCAAAATCTTCGCCATTTATTTGAGCTTCTGCTTTCCTTTGTGCTTGTTGCGATCTAGCCATAGCGTAATGTGGGTTTTCACGTTCTTCGATAATAGTATTACGGTTAGCAATAACTACGACATACTTTTTTGTCCAGATTTCAATTAGCTCGACTCGATCTTTATCGTTATCAATAGAGCCAATAGTTTGGTCTTTTTTAGATTTATCGTCTTCTTCATCATTACCACCAGAAATAACCTCATCAAGGTTCTTATAACGCTTCTTATAACTATCTGTTTTAAAGTCATAGATGGTTTCTTCTTCAAGTGATTTTTTATCCGCGAAAAACCTACGACCTACGTATTTCCAATCCTCATAAGATGAAGATGAAGGATCAATAATCATGTCCCTGATAGGGATATTAATCTTATGCACGTAACCGCCATCACGATCTTCGATCCACTCATAAAATGCACAGAAATTACCAGTGATAAGACCCTGGCGTCCATTTACCTTATTTTTCTGTACCCAGTTATCACGAAGAGCGAAATCTGCATAAATCTCATTTAATACTTTAGTGTCGGCTTCTTGATCAGGATGGTTCGGCACATAATTTACAAGTGGGTTAGAATTAAAAAGTTCAGCTACGATCGTGTTAACGGCAGAGTTGACCATCGGAACAAAAGTCTGAACAACACCATCATGACTGCGTTTTACTCGGATGTTACGATAAAGTTTCCAGTTATTCTCCCACTTTTGATGGTAGTTCTGTTTGGCGTAATTCCAAGAGCGTTCAAATTTACTAAGCCATTTTGTTAGCTTAGTATCTTTTTCACCAGATTGTTTCTTTTTTTGTTCAGTCAAATTTAAACCGAACACATCGCCATTACCCACATTATATAACATAATCGTTTTGTCTACAATGATTTAATACCAACTATCTTTAGTTTTACGAAATGCTTTTGGCGTGTAGGATTTGAACTTGACCTTCAACTTAATATCTAATTGTTCGGTTTTAGCCATTAAAGCGTAAATAAAAGCTGAACTACTATGTGAAGACCAGTCATGTTCAGGCTTGTTTCGAAGAAGCTTATTCTTATTATCATATTCATAGTGATAAGCCCTTAGGCATTCAAGCCCTCTTTGACATTTCTCCTCGTCGAACCAACAGAGTGAAAACTTCGGACGTGCCACCAAGTCGATATCATCCTGCCCTAGGCTAAAATTAGTAGGTCTCAAAACCTCAATATTGTAGATCCCATGGTTATTAAAAAACTCAACCCTAGTCATGCCAGTCTGTAGCTCACGAGCCTTGGAGTCGTGCGGTAAAAAGTGCGTAGCATATTGATAAGGTTTGTTTTGGATATACGAAATATAATGCCCTAAATCTTCATTTGATCCTTCATAGTGGTCGATAAAATGGATTTCATTACCAACTGTCTGGAAAAACCAAATCACGGTTGAATCACCGATTCCTAAGTCCCAAGCAGTGTAAACTCCAGTAGAAGCATCATACGGGACTTTTGTGATTCTTCCATCACTACGAGCTTGAGCAAGCTGTTTGCCAAATACTGAGCCAGTTTTAGAGGTCATAGGTTCACCTAACCAGACATGCTCGAACATTTCTGGATTATCGAGTCTCATCTTCTCTCGTTCCTCGATAATCTCCTTACTAAGTAGAGATTCGATAGCGTCTGAATTAATCTTCTGCACAAACGTTCTATCATCTGCTTTCTTTACAATTAATTCCCAAACTGGGTCATTCTCGGTTAGTCTGTTGAATGTCCAGATAAGTCGGCTTCCAGCCTTACGGATTGTAGGTACGAGCGTATTAATACTATCTGCAGAAACAATTTGGGCTTCTTCTATCCATACAATATCAATCCCCTCAATAGACTTAATGCTTTGCGAGTTATTATGAAGTCCTTTAAAGAAGATTTCAGAACCAGTCTGTTTGTTTCTGATAACGTCTTTTTGAACTTCCCAGGTATTAAGCTTATACTTGGAGATTAAGTCAGAGAGGAGTTTATGTACAGAATCGGCTATTGAATTCTGAACCTCACGAATACAGAGGATTCGCAATTTCTGATTCATACCTAAGATTAATAGCGATAAAGCGACTGAGGTTGACTTGCCAGATGCACGCCCACCATATAATACGATATGCCTAAGGTCTCTGTCTAAATCAAAAAGAACCTTAAATTCTTTAGGTATTTCAATTTCTAGTTGCATTTTTGCCACCCTTATCTGAAAAATCTTCTACTACAATCTTGACTGAGTTAATCTTTTCTCCACCAGAGGTAATATCACGCTTTTCTGTAATGCGAGCTTTCAGCTTGTTATATTCAGCGATAGCTTTCATCTTTGCATTGAAGTCTGCATCCTGTACAATAAGCTTTTCGAGCTGTTTATCAACGAATTGGTCGTTAAGCCCATGGGCTTCAAAGATTTCGTCTATTCGTTCCAAGATGTGAGGTTTTGTGAGGTTCTCATGTGCACCAGATCGTGCAGTTGTGTACCAACCAGGCTTACTAGTATCGACATCGTAAGCCTCAATATATGACTGGACTCCATTACCAAAAAACTCTCTATCGCCAGCATAAAGTTGGCAAAATAACTCCTGCTGTGGCGTTAGTTTATGACCGCTCTTTGTGATAGGCTTTACGACACTTTTTCGTGACGCTTTCTTTTTTTTATTCTTCATTCTTCATCTCCCCTACTTTAACTTACAATAGCTGTTTATATCCCCTAGAAAGCATGAATAGGTCTGTCTCTCTTGAAACTGATGGAATATTTCTTCTGAGACTCTAATATTATTTACGCGATATTCGTACTTGGCATCACATTGAGTAACAAATATTAACTTGTAGCAGCTCATACCGCTGTTTACTTTATTTTTTGATTGCACAATAACATCTCGGTAATTTTTAGGATCTTGCTTTTCTGAAACCTGAGTGGAGATAAAGCCTATAAGCAATATAATAGCAGCGGCGATAGTTCCAACGGTTGCAATAAATATGATTATCTTTACAATTATTGTTTTTCTACGAAAGCACATTACAGACTTTTTCCTTTCTTGCTCCGCATTTTCCGCATCTACCATCTATCGTATGTGTCATACACCAGCAATTTTTGCAGAGGCTAACATCGTAGTCTACTACGCTAGTTCTGTATTCCTGATATTCATTCTCCGAATGAGTGCCGTTGTAGTACTTCATGGCTTCGTCTATTCCGTTAGACTCACATATCATGGCAGTCTTCAAAATTAT